GATAACTACCATATACATGCAGATGAGATTGATTACTCTACGGCGGAGCAGCCGGACGAGCATAAGTCTTTCAACTTGCTTGAACTCGAGAATGGACAATACTGTCTGTATCCGAATAATCGAATGAGAGTCTATGACAATAGTTTAACACCGAAGAATCCAAAGATGCCGGATTTTAAAGTGTCTACCGAATACTATCAGGTCGAGAATGGTAATGAGTATAGGCTCGGAGACACCGAAGAGTACTTCTATGATGCGGAGCTCGCGGAGAATGTCGATAAAGAGAATGCCGTACCATCACACGGTATACTCGGACAAGGGTGCTGAGTCAGAAAAAAAACCTGCTTAAGAGAAAAAAATGCGAACCGAAGAAGAAGTCAAACGGAAGATCGAAGAGATCATCGATGAATACATTCAACCGAGTGTAGAGATGCATGGAGGAAGAGTCTCTCTGCACGAGTTCAATGACGGTATCGCTACGATCTTTATGAGTGGTGCTTGTTCAGGATGTGCCATGTCGAGCTTGACTCTACACGCCGGAATTGAGAACATGCTGAAGTACTATATACCGGAAGTCATCGCGGTCAAGGGTATCGAAGATGAGAACTCGACGGTGAACCCGTACTACCAGTAAAATAAAATGCATTTAAGTAAAAAAAGTCCTTTACATTCTTTTAAAACTATGGTATAATTAATCTATATTAAATCAAAAGAGGAGTTTTTAATATGTTTAATGTAACCACCGAACGCAACGCAATCGAACACTACATGGAATCTCACCAAGTCGAGGACTTTGTCTATGACGGTCTCATAGGTCTCGTTGCTTTTGATATGTACTGCACTGAGCATCCGTCCTTCATGCTCGAACTCGTATGTGTACACCTTGATAAAAAGATGGGCATCAACGGCAAGGGCGAAGACTGGCCTAAACTTCCTAACTTAGTTTAGGAGTCGCCGATGTTTGTAGTATATGTATTTCAAAATGATGAGATGATAACACGTGCCGAATGCAATGACATGAAGCATGCAATTGGTATGATGAAAGACCACGTAGAGATCTGGTGTGAAAAGCCCGGGTATCGAGTCACGATTGCTCATGAAAAAAATTCAAATTAAATGCATTTTTTCCTTTACATTAAGTTAAAAGTGTGGTATAATAGATCTATAAAATAAAAAATTAACTATTTAACGGGAGTTTATATAATGATAGTTTCAATTACTTTTAAAAACAATTACGGTGCAGTTCCTTACTCAGCCGCATCGATAGTATCCGAACATACTGATACTCAACATGCCTTGGAAGATGCCTTCGGTAAAACACAAAATATTTTTTGTTCTTGGTCTGAAAAGCCGGCAGCCGGTGTAACAGTATGCCATCACAACTTTGATGGTACACCTCTTCGCAGCTCAATGGTTGGAGATGAGTTCACAGTGTTCGATGCTGACGGTGCACCTACAAAGTTTGAAGTTGCAAGAATTGGTTTTAAGGAGGTAGCATAATGTACGGTATGAAACTTAAAGGTGCCACCACGATCCTGAATAAGGAATGTACTTTCTTAGGATTAACAATGAAGGAGTTGTTAATCTTTATTCAGCGTAATCCATATGCATTTCCAGATAAGACGATCTTAGCTTATAAAATCTACCAGCAGGAGAATGCTTAATGCAAAAGAAGTATCACGATTGGGTGTACATGGCGGACGACTCCATGAACAAAACTTTAAAGACAATCATCGTAGCAGTTTATTGCTACGGTGCTTATGTATTCTTTAAAGAAATAATTGAAAAATTTTTAAATTAAATGCATTTTTTCCTTTACATCTTAGAAAAAATGTGGTATAATAGATCTATAATAATTAAAAAGGAACAATTTATATTATGAAAAAATTATTAGCAATAACATCAGTCTTAGCATGTGTCTTACTTATCGGCGCAATCGAAGATCCGTGTACAACCGAAGGTCTTGCACCCGGTTGTATCGAAACAAATTCAAATCAATAGCCTTAGGAGGAATATATTATGGCACATCAAGTTGAAACAATGGCGTATGCAGGTGAAGTACCTTGGCACGGCCTCGGTGTAGAAGTCAGTAACGATCTTACACCAAACCAAATGATGACGAAAGCTGGTCTTGACTGGACGGTCGATCAGGTTGACTCATACGCAACTCTATCAAACGGTAAGAAAGTTGCTACAGGCATGAAAGCCTTAGTAAGAAGTTCAGACGATAAAGTCTTGACTAACATCGGTCAGATCTGGAATCCAGTTCAGAATGAACAAGCTTTTGAATTCTTTTCAGAGTATGTTCTTGCTGGTGATATGGAAATGCATACAGCAGGTTCACTTAAAGGTGGACAGATGGTATGGGCTTTGGCTAAAGTCAAAGAATCATTTGATCTCTTCGGTGGCGATAAAGTCGAGTCTTACTTGCTTTTCTCAAACCCTCACTTATATGGTAAGTCTATTGACATTAGGTTTACACCAATCAGAGTTGTATGCAACAATACACTTTCACTTTCACTCGATCAAGAAGCTCAAAGATCAGTTAGAGTTGGTCATAGAGTTGAGTTTAACGCCAACGAAGTCAAGAAAGCTTTAGGTATCGCTTCTGATAAACTGAAGACTTATAAAGAAATGGCTCAGTTTCTTGGTTCTAAGAGATACAACATTGATTCTCTTATTGAGTTCTACAATACAGTTTATCCAAGAACTGCGGATAAGAGAGTACAAAATAAATCTCTTTCTATGGAAACTCTTTCTAAGAATGCTATTGCATGTTACGATGCATTGGAACAACAACCTGGTGCAAAGTTTGCTGAAGGTTCTTGGTGGCAGGCATTTAATTCAGTAACGTATGTTACAGATCATCTACAAGGTAGAAATTCTGATAATAGACTTTACTCTTCATGGTTTGGTGGAAACCAGATTAAAAAAAGAAATGCTCTTAATACAGCATTAAAATTTGCAGAGAAAGTGTAATGACTGACGGTCCTCTGCAAAGAGCTTTTGATCTCCTAGATACTGACGGTGTCGTATCTAGAGAGCTCATCACCTATAGAATACGAGACGGAATGGTCCTCAAAGAAACTGCATCTCGTAGATATTGGGAAAATGATTACACCGATTCTACAAAAACTGAACCACTAACTAAATTAGGAGAATAAAATGTTAGCATTAATTTTAGCAACCGCTATCTTTGGTATCGATAATAAAGAGTTTATAGATACTTCTAGTAAGCAACTTAAAGAAGGCTATAGCTGGACTTATGTTGGAAAACAAAAACCAGAAGGTGTACCTGCTCTTACCTTGAAATCAAATGGTGATGAGTATATATTATGGAAACTTAAATAATGAGTACATCACGGAGCGTGTTTAAAGATACTCTAGCCATGTCTATGGGAATGGATAGAGTATTAAATGAAATTAATTTTTGGGAAAGTAAATCTAAAAAAGTTAAGTCTGTAAAGAAAAGACTTGAAAGATTATATACAGCTCGTGTACAACTTACTGAAAACCCTAAAGAAACAAAAAGTTTAGTTGATCAATTGCAGGAGATAAACCAGAAATGAAAATACTAAAGTATATTGCATGTGCTAGCTTAGCAATGACAAGCTCAGCGTATGCTAATCAAGTACAAGATCACTACAAGTCTATTATAAGTCAAACACCTTATAGTGTTGAAGTCTGTAGAGATCATGTCACATCAGGTGACAAGACCGGAGATGCTTTAACTGGAGCAATCATCGGTGGAATATTAGGTAATAACATCAAAGGAGAAAAAGATGGTGGTGCAATCGGAGCTATTATTGGCGGCATGCTTGGTCATTCAAATAGTAGCGCTACTGACAATACTAAGAGAATCTGCAGGAATCAAACGCGTTATAAGGAAGAGTCTCGAAGAGTCTACTCACATTCGTCAATCACTTTTCAATACGAAGGAAAAACATACACAGTCAGGTTCCAAAAATGAAACATAAACTCGATATGATTGCCGCTTGGGCAAAAGAAAATGGAATTCGTGGATACGAACATTATGATCCTAACTATCGTCCAGAAGATAGAAAACGCAATAATTCTTTTCAAAAGAAAAGACTTAACAAAAGTGTAACATATCGAGATAGACGCAAGTAATAGATAATAGTATACACTAATTAAAAGAGGCTTAATGTGGATTGGTTATCTAACATCATAGAAAAATTTTTAAACAAGCATTTTAAGCCGCCACCGATCCCACAATATTTATCGGGTAAAGGGAAAGCTCCTATTAAAAATAAATCTTAAAAACTCTTTATTAATTAATGCGTCCGTAAGGGCGCTTTTTTAAGCTTTGAACTATTATAAATAGAATCATGTTAAAATTCAAATCATACATGAGATACTTGGAGGAGCGCATGATACTCGAATTTTCGAAGATGCCGCCAGGTGAATGGGAAAAAATCAATTCTCAGACTAAAGAAACACGTATAGCTATACTAAGAAAGATCGTTAAAGCCGGTGAAGCTATTCCTTCTATTGCAGGCAAAGAAATAATAATAAAGAATACACCAGCAAATAGAGAAGCAATTGATCGTTTAGAAAAAGAAAAGAAAACACAAGAGTTTGAAACAAATACTGGCATAATTAAATCAAATGAGATCGGTAAATCAAATGTTTTTGGTGGTGCTACTGGAGGTTCAGGCGGAGGCTCACAACAAACTGCACATGCAGAAATAACACAATGTGTTTATTGCGAATTCATGGTTAACAATCCTAGAGCTACATTTGAATCTATACAACCTTCAGATTTAGAAAAAGCGTATAACGCAGTATTCGTAAAAGGAGCTACATTTGAACAAGTCATGGATTTAGATCCATCGTGGCACTGGTCGGGGTATTGGACAGCACAAGAATTATTAAAGAAAAAATTAATTAATAAAAATATGTCATTCCATCGTGATGATAAAGTTATGAATGACATTTATAAAGTCAAAGATGAAGCTCTTAAGAATTCACAAATGAATAAGTTAAGTAATGACAAATGGAATCCTGGTGATATATGGGCAACTACTGATAAGTCAATAGCTAATAAACTACCGAAAGGTTCTATTCAAGAATTAAATCAAGCACTCGTTAAATTATTCGAATCAAGAAAATTAGTAGGCATATCATTAAAAAAAGTTCAATCTAAAAAAGGAATAAAACTTTCTATAGAAAATAAAGATGAAAGTTTAGATGTTCATAAATTTAAAGGTGGACGATTGATGGCAACCTTTGCTAAAAAAGGTTCTGAATTCTGGCGAGGTAAAGCAGCTAACATTGAGTTTGATGGCGGTAAAGCCGCGATCCGTAATAAATCACAGTTTGCTGCTTTAACATTTGAATTAGAATTAAAAACTGCAAGAGGCGGCGGCGGTGGATATGCACAGATAACTGATTCAATCAAAAGAAGAATTGGCAAAACATTACCATCAAATGCTGATTTAAAAAAGATGGCAATGGAATTAAATAAAATAGGTGAAAAATCTCGTAATGCATTACCTATCTATAATATGGTTAAGAAGATTCATCCTACAGTTAGTAAAGAAGAATTTATGGAAGGCTTAACTGCAAAACTTGCAAATGAAGTTCACAGTAAGATTGCCTCAATACACGTTTTATTTCATTTAGTAGATAACATGAGAAATGGTAAAGCAGATTTGGTTATAACAGACATGGTGAACTATGCAGGTTCTAAACTTGATATATCATCAATTTATGCAAAGGTTTACGAATGATTAATTTTAAAGAATATATATCAGAACAAAAGAATACACACATGACTCACATCGAGGACAAAGTCATATATGGCGGTGTTGATGGAACGAGACAAGCAATACTTGCATTACGTTCATTAAGAGACATGTTAGCAGGAGTTAAAGATGGAAACGTTAGTGTTAAGTGGGACGGTGCACCCGCAGTTTTCGCTGGTACTGATCCTCGTGACGGTAAATTTTTTGTTGCTAAGAAAGGCATCTTCAACGCCACGCCAAAAGTATATAAAACTAATTCTGACATTGACGACGATACTGGCGGTGATCTCAATGCTAAACTTAAAGCCGCATTAAAGTATTTACCTGAACTTGGTATCAAAGGTGTAGTACAAGGTGACTTCTTATTTGATTCAAGCGATGTTAAAACTAAAAAGTTAAAAGGTAAACCTTATGTTACCTTTCATCCAAATACTATTGTATATGCAGTGCCTTCTGGCACTGAAGCTGCTAAGAAAGTTAAAGCTGCAAAGATTGGTATAGTGTGGCATACTACTTACACAGGCAAAACATTTGAAACAATGAAAGCATCATACGGTGTGGATACTACAAAGTTTAAGAATACTAAAAATGTTTGGTCACAAGATGCAATGCTTAGAGATATGACTCAATTTACTATGACTAAAAAAGATACGGAGGAAGTCAATGCACATCTTAGCAATGCTGGCAGGATTTTTAATAAAATTTCTAGTACTACCTTACGTACTCTCGAAAATAACGAAAAGCTTGCTCAACTTATTGAAACGTTTAATAATACATTTGTACGAAAAGGTGAAGTCATTGGTAATACCAAGACCCACGTTTCGAAACTAATATCACACATAAAATTGAAGTTTCAAAAAGAGATAGATAGTAGAAAGAGCGAAAAAGGTAAATCAGCTCAAGTACAAAAATTAAACGATATACTTAAATTCTTTTCACCACAAAATAAAATAAGTTTGGAAATGATGTTCGAATTACAGAAATCTATAGTTCTAGCAAAATTAAAAATTATAAATATACTTAATAAGCTTAATGGCGCACAAACGTTTCTTAAGACTCGTGATGGGTATAAGGTAACGGGTCAAGAAGGGTATGTGGCCATTGACAAACTTGGTGGTGATGCAGTGAAAATAGTTGATCGTATGGAATTTTCATATGCCAACTTTTCACCAGAAATTATAAAAGGATGGGACAAGCCGGGGAGGAACTAATGGCACCATTAGATTTTAAACATATGACGTCTGCAGATTATAAGCCAGGCGAATCAGATGAAGTCAAATACTACGCTCAGAAACGTAAGAAGCAATATCACGGAAATGAGAGCGTACAATCAGCAGATAGAAAACCAGAAAAATATGTTAAGCCTGACGGTAAAGTCGGCATACGCATGGTTAAGACTGATAAAGAAGTTATTAAAAAAGAAGCTATTGTCGATCCTAATGATTTAAAAGGTAGACCAAAAAAAGCAGATCCTAATCCAGAATCTCCTTATGGTATTAAACATCCATTGCATCCAGCTAATTTAAAAAAGAAAAAAGCTAAAAGCGAAGCTTCTTCTCCTTCAGTTCTTAAACCAACAAAACCATCTGACATAACTAAACACGCTAGAACACTAGCAAAAAATCCTGGTGATTACGAACGTAATAAGAAAAAGTATATCGATAAAGCTCGTGCTAAAGTATTTAGAATGTATCCTAGAGAAAGCTTAAATGGTTTAATGAAAGAAGAATCAGTTGACCAACTTGATGAAAAAGTGTCAGCCTTTTCAAAAGTAATGAGAAAAAACAAAAAATTAATTAGTCATGATCATAACACTGTACATACAAATTACAAGTTTTATGTCATTATTGATTATGATAATCTAGTTGATCTTAGCGCAATGGATTCAGAACGTATCTTTAAGAGCATAAAAAAGAATAAAGGTATAGGGTATCCAGAAGGTGATATTACATGTCACTTTAAAACTGCAAAAGATGCTCATCAATTTGTAGACGATATGGGAGGGCCATCTTCGTTTCGTGGAAAGTTTGGCAGACTTGATGTTGTTGGTGAATCAGTTAACGAAGCTACATGGCCAGATGAAATGCCTAATGAAGATGTTGATGAAGCATTAAGCTTACAACAAAGAATGAAACGCTCAAGGCTAATGAAGCGTTTAAAAACAAGAATTAAAATTGGTCGTCAAAGAGCTATGAGAAAAATGGCTAATAAGAAGACTCTTGAAAAAAGATCAAATCGACAAGCTCGAGCTCAAATAGCAAAGAAGCTTACACGTGGAATACCAAAAGGTGAACTTACATTTGCTAGAAAAAAAGAAATTGAAAAGAGATTAGAAAAGCCGGCACTTCAACAAAGAATAAAAAGACTAGCTAAGAGGATGTTTAAAGACGTTCGTAAGAAAGAAGTACAGAGGAAAAAAGGTTAATGATAAATTCGTTTAGATCATTTCTTATTGAAGAAGACAAAACCGTATACTTTACTTTTGGACGTATGAATCCACCTACATCAGGTCACGAAAAGTTAATGAACGAGTTATCTAAAAAATCAGGTAGTAACCCATATAGAGTGTACCTATCTCAATCTACAGATAACAAGAAAAACCCTTTGAACTATAACTATAAAATTAAGACGGTCCGTAAATTTTTTCCAAAGCACGCCAGAAGTGTAATGCTTGATAAGAAAGTTAAGAATGTATTTGATGCAGCAACTAAATTATATTCAGAAGGATACAAGAATATTAATATGGTTGTTGGCTCAGACAGGATTAATGAATTTAAAAAGTTATTAGAAAAATACAATGGCGTAAAAGGAAGACACGGACTTTATAAGTTTAACAAAATAAATGTAATTTCAGCTGGAGACCGTGATCCAGATGCAGATGGCATATCAGGTATGTCGGCATCAAAGATGAGAAGCTTGGCAAGTAAAGGAGACTTTACACAATTCTCACAGGGGTTACCTAAAAGTGTTTCAAATAATGAAGCTAAGAAAGTATACAATGAAGTACGTCGTGGAATGGGATTAAAAGAACAAAAAGAATATAAGAATACATTACACTTTACTCCAGTCTCTGAAGAAAGAGAGGCATATGTTAAAGGAAATCTGTTTGATATTAATGACAGTGTTGCTTTCGTGGGCAGTGACGAACTCGCTACTGTTACCAGTCTTGGAAGTAATTATGTCATTGTAGAATCTAATGGAAAGACTTATAGAAAATGGTTAACTGATATTCAATTAGTAGAAAAAGAAGAAGCAAAGAAAAAAGTAAAGCAAGATCCAGATGTGAAAAAAGCTCCTGGCACTCAACCAGCACCTTACTATAAAAATCTTTCTAAATCTACTAAAAGTAAAAGACTTTCGCATTTTAAAAAACATGCAAAGATGGATGACGATAATCCAGCTGCATATAAGAAAGCCCCTGGCGATGCAACCGCTAAAACTAAATTAAGTAAACACACTATTAAATACAGAAAAATGTACGGTGAAGATGCAGTGGATTTAGCCAAGAAAAAAATTGAAAGAGAAAAAATAGTTGATAAGATAAAACATGCTAGAATGTTAGATCGAGCTAAAGTTAGAAAAATTAAAAACAGGAGTAAAGCAGATGCTTAAATTTTCAACCCATGAAGAGTTATTCGAGAATGAAGGACTCAAAAAGAAATCGGCAAAGTCTGGCATATCTTATGGTACTTTAAAGAAAGTATATAATAGAGGAATGGCAGCTTGGAAAACAGGTCACAGGCCAGGAACCACACCTCAACAATGGGCAATGGCAAGAGTTAATTCATACATTGGTAAAGGTAAAGGTACTTACTACGGTGCCGATTCAGATCTCAGTGGTAAAGGTAAAAAAGAATCTGTTGGTGAAGCACGAGTTACAAGCACAGCCTTTAGAGCAAGAACCAGTATGGTAAATCCTATGGACAAGAAAAACATAGGTGATATGGCTAAAAATAAAAAGTATAAGGGTAACACAAGCGCGCTTATGAGAGATGTTAAAAAGAAATATCCAGATCAACACAAAAGTGATATTGTCCAAAACATTTATAAAAAACATGCAGAAACAAATGAAGCACTTGACAAGAAAGATACTGATTCAGTTAAGAAAGTTATTAAAGGTCTTAAGGGTGCAGTAAAAGCTCACGCAGGTCAAGTTAAATCTTTAACTAAAGATATTCAAGATGGCGTACAAGTAAAAGAAATATCAAAGAATCTTGCAAAGAATTATATTGGTAAAGCTTCAAGAGATGTGTTTGATAAAGGCAGAGCTGATGCTACACAAGATGCAATAGGCAAATTAGGTGGTAAGCATAAAGATCAAGATTATAATAAAGGTCCTGAAAGAAAAGCTTCTATGAGAGTACGTGGTATCGATAGAGCTACAAATAGGCTTATGAAAAAAGAAGCAATGTCTGATTCAGAAAAGAAAGCACATGACGCAGCTATTGCAGCATTTAAAATGAAAGGTGGCAAAATTAAAAAACTTCCACCCGGTTATGCTGATGGCTACCACGGAAAAGCAGATCCTGGCGCAGGTATCAAAGGTATGATATCCAAGGCTGATACAAAGGATTTTGGAACTAAGAAAAAAGTTAGGAGCATGAAATGAGTTTAAGAAGAGCAATAGAAGAGGTACGTGAAAATTCACAACCTTTAGAAGAAGCTACTAACATGTATACTGATGACATAACGGGTTTTCAGATTGATAGATTCGCTGGTAAAAAAGGACCAACCTTTCAAATCAATTACGGAAGAGGTAAGGGTAAACATATTCAAATTCCAAAGAGTGATATGAAACGTGTTATTACTCAAATGACAAAAGCAATGAACGCAAAGTAGGAGTTGCAAATGATAGATTTTTTTGAATTAAGAAAGCAAATAAATGAAGAACATAGCAAAACTAATAAAGCGTCTATGACTATTAAACACGGCTATGATGAAGGCGATGGTCCAGATAATAAGAAATTTGCAAAGCATGTTAATAAAAATACAGGTGCTACAGTTAAACACCATAAAGATGGTAGCACAATGTCTTTTCATGGAAGTGATCATCAAATACACAAAGCCTTACAAATTCATCACTCTGATGATAAAAAAG